AAGTCCATAGCACTTATTCCTGTAACCTGTGCTATTCTAAATAAAAATACTGTAAAATTACCTGCGATTGTTTTACTCTGACTTATGTTATAAAAGAAACCATATACAACATCGTATTGGTCTGGTGGTACTATAAGTTCAGTTGCATAAAATTTATCATAAACTCTTATTGTCTTGTCAATATCGTTTACTGATAAAACATCAATTTGACTAGCCATTAACCACCTCCGTCTCTAAATGGATCTGAAGCAGGTGTGCTAGTCGGTGTAGAATTTGCTACTGGAAAACTAAATGTAGATTGTCTGTTTGGTATTTGTGAAACGCTATTTGATAAACCTGCAACTACATCTGATTTTAATGCTTGTTTTATATTTACATTTTTAAATGTATTATATGATGTTCCTGCAATTTGTAATGCTTGTAAATAATTAGGAGGATTACTGTTAAGACTATCTAAGAAACCACCTGCTGCATCCACTAATCCACCCTTACCTAATATTGTTCTATTAGCACCTAGTCTTGCGATAGGACTTAATTGCCTATCATAATTTTGATCTGATCCAAATTCTTTAACTTTATTACCTGGACTGTTTCCATCTATAGCACCATCATAATAATTTACAAACTCATACCTTAAGGTCATTGTGTTTTCCATAGTACCATTGGTTTCATAATAATTATATGTATCATGTCCAAAAGATTCAATAATAGGATTAACTAAGCTGTAAAGAACAAAGTTATGTTGGTTGAAACCATATATGTTTATGCCTCTAAAGAATGGTGGTTTAGTTGCTCCTACTCCTGCTCCAGCAGCAGTTTGAGGACTACCTGCACTTTCTCCTATGTAGCCATAATCATTATTTTGTGTTAATGATGGTTTGTAAATATTTCTTTCATTAATTGCACCAGGTACCGCAGTAAATGTGTTTGGCGCTGTTGCTGCTCCACCTGCTGATATATTTGCTGCGTCTTTATAATAATAGGAATAGTAACTATACCATAACTGTCTAGATAAATTACCGTTGTCATCATTAAAGGTGATTGAAATTGGGTCATAGTTTATTTTAGTTTGTACCCATCGTGTTCTATTATACTGATTCATTTTGTGCAAATCAAAAGCAAATTTAGGTAGTTGAATGTTTTTTACTAACAAACCTAAATTGGTATTTGCACCAAATATTTGTTGTAGACCAGGTATTAAATCATAGTTTAAATCAAAATAAACATGATATAGATATTTAAACTTTGGGGAATACTGATATGCGTTTGTACGAAATGTTTTACTTGCGTGAGTATAATCACGCATAAAGGCGTTACCGAAAAATCCTTCGGCAAAGCCTTTAGCGAATTGCTGAAAAAAACCAGCCATTTAATTATAGAGTAGGACTACCAATACCTGTAATAGTACCTGTAGCTGCTCCTCTACCTGCTGCTAATCCAAATACGGTACCTAAATCTGAACTTGATGGGGCACCTTGACTTTGAATTGCATTATCATAACGCAGTGTCAGTGATATAGTTACAACTTCATTAGCACCATAATTTAATGTATTATAGTTTGCGCTTTGAATAAAGCAACCAGCTAATGACCATGTTTCTAAAACGACTGGTGTTTGAGCTCCGTTTGCACCATCTAAAATTTGAATTTGTGTTTCAAACTTATAATCTAGACCTGATGCAGCCGATGCCTGTTCTACGAAGTCTAATTGTGATTGCAATTGGGAAGCTACCATAGCTGCAACTTGGTTAGATTGGTCATCACGCAAGTTGATAGTAATTGGTTGCCACTCATGTTTACCAGCCAAATATAGTCTTGAGTTATAGATTTCTACTGGTATTTCTGTAAAGCTAACTTGTGGTCGTGTTACATCAATTACTTGTTTTGTTAAAACTTGTGATTGAGCACTTGTACCAAAATTAGAAAACAGAACTCTGTATCTAAACTGTAGTTTTGGCATCAACAAGCCTGTATTTCCGCCCGCACTATTGTCGGCGCTTACAGACATTTTTGTTAATGTACTTGATAGTGAAGCCATTTGTTATTTCTCCTAGTATTATTATTTATCTTGGTTGGGAACCATGTCCCAACCATATTTCAACATGCCTATTAAGCAGCTCCTGTATTAACAATACGGACTGGAATATAGATGAATTCAACTGCTTTTACTGGCTCCACTGCTATATCGATCCAAAGTTCATTTGCATCAATTCTAGCAGGTGTATTGTTGCTATCATCACATACTACAGAGTAATCACGCAAGCCGCGTTTTGCAACTAGATCCAACATTAATGATTCTACAACACCTGATATTTGTGTTCTTGTTAATGAATCATTAGGTTCAAACACGAATGGTCTTGCTAGAACTGTTAATTGGAATCTAATATAGTTAATTAAACGACCTACATTAGTTCTGTCTAATGCACTTTGAGTTGCTTTACTGCTCTTATTACCATAGTTCAATAGACCAACACCAGTAAAGAATACTAATGGGTTAATACCATTGACATACAATACATCTCTAATACCTAGTCTGTTCTTAATTACAACAAATTCACCTGTTGTAGAATCTAAGTAACCAATATTTGTAGCATTATCAATTGTACCACGGCGTGTACCTGCTGCTGCAAACCAAGGATAAGCAATTTGGTCATTACGCAAGAATGTACGCAACATCATATGGCTTGCTGGTACTGCTACAAGATTTCCATCTAGGTCTGATGTTAATCCGCTTGGATAGAATAGACCCATGTATTCATCTCTGCTTACAAGTCCATCTTCACCTGTGCTTGATGCACCTGCTGCATTTGTTGCCCAAGCTTGAATTTGTGTAGCTTGGTCAGCCAATCTCATTGGAGTATCACCTACAATGTATGCTGTTTGAGCACGGTCATTGTTCAATGTAATCATCTGTGGCTGCAACTCAGGGTAATTAGGTGTTGCAATCAAATTAAAGTAATTATCTTCTTCTCTGATCGCCATGTTTGTACCAATTGCTTGGCGCATAGCAATAACTACCATGTTACGCTGTGCTTTACGACCCATGTATGGTGCACCGTTAGATTGTAAACCAGAAGCACTTACCCATGCATTAGTTTCTGTTGGTAAAGAACTATCTGGGAAATTATCTGCGTTAAAATAATTAACAGAGAATTGTTTTACATTGTAACCTGAACGGCGTGTATTAAACAATAACATACCTTCTGGATATAATGTTGGATCTGGTGCATCTAAATCTAAGTAATTACTTGTAAGTAAAGACTTAATTGTTGGTATAGGATCATTTACAGGATCAGTGGTACCATTAGTTGCCCATCGTGCATCAGCGAATACAATACCTGTAGAATCTACTTGGTCTGTATTATCAATTAATACAAACTCACCAGCAGGCACTGCTGTAGTTGATTGCCAACGATAGATGACTGGGTAATTTTCTAAATCACTTGTATCTATCCATAAATCACCAAAGGTTAGTGCTGTACCATCACTTTGAGTTGTTGGTTCACTAGCACTTACTATTGGACCGTTAGGATCAGTTGTATTAGAACCTGATGCTGCTGGAGCACCATTTGTGCCATATGCAGTATTACGATATCCTAACCATGCTCCACCTTTTTGAACCATGATATCAACTTGATTTGTAACACTATAGAACCAATTAGTTCCATTAGCTGGATCTGTATTTGGAGCGCCCTCATTTGCAGTGTAATCAAATTCTACCCAATTACTCAATTGAGTTGTTGGAGTGTCAACCCCAAAACCAGTCACATATGTCACTGCTGTTGCTGCTCCACCGCCACCTATAGCTGTAACTACAACTGTTAAATCGTTTGTACCAGTTACTCCACCTAAATCTGTGCCGTCAATGGTAATTGTATCTCCAATTGCATAGCCACTGCCACCTGCGTTATCTACTCCATCACCAACCAATACAAATTGTGTGTATGATGAAATTACACTAAAAGTAGCACCTGATCCACCACCTGATGTTGTAGTCTGAGACACACCAGAATATGTAGGTTGATAATATGGACCATACTTAACACCTGTTGTGGTTCCTGCAACGAAACCTGCCTCTAAACACAAACCTTGTGTTGAACCATTTACCCATTCATCAATAATTATTACACCACCTGTTGTATGTGATAATTGAATCGCACCATCAGTAGTAACCGTAGCTGATGTATAAGGTACATTACCTGCAGACCATGCTGTTACAAAGTCTGTAGCATTAGAATTGTCTGCTAATGTAAGTGCATATGGACCAGCTATAGTTGATGAATTTGGTGTAGAAACATAAACATCGAATGTGTATGGACCATTAGTAAATGATGGACTTGTATTTGTTCCTGTAACTACTGTAGCACCTGTTGCAAGTCTTTGCCACAAATATATAGGAGCATGATTACATTCTGAATCAAATGAATATTGTGCATAAGTTGTACCTGCAGGAATAGCCTGACCACCAGTAGCATCAAGTGAGGCTATAGCAACTGCGTCACTTAAATATAAATTGGTAGTTTTTGCTACAAATGTATCTGTTAAACTATTATACTCTGAGGTAACTAGGTTAGCACCATTTCCTGTAACACTTGTCTTTATCCATACTGAACCACTTGGTCTAGGTTGTGCTTGACTTGATGACCATAACGGCATTTGTGCAGAAGTGCCATAAACCATAGCTGGTCTATAATATGTTCCTGGTGTTACTCCCATATCTGCAAGAGGTGTTCCAGTTGCTTCTGCTAATGTAATATAGTTTTGTGCTTGGTTAGATAGGTATATTAATAGTTTACCGTTAGGCGCACTTGCTTGTAGATATCCCCATCCTAGATTATTAATCTCATTAACTACATCTTGAATATCAGGTGAACCAGGTAGTGTTATTGTTACTGATGCAACACCGCCCATGTTAATTGTAAATTGATCACTAGCAGTTAACAAAGGATTAGCTATTGTACCCTGAGCAGTTGGCCATGATTTTTGCCATTCTGGTAATCCTAATTCTACCCACTGATTGCTTGTATTTTTGTAAAAATAACTTGATACTCCTGTTGGTAGACCATATGTTGGAATAGCTATAACTGCATAGTCACCTATGTTACCAATACTTGTCAATGGTAAATCTCCACTAACATTTACACTATCAGTAATAACTATAGGCACTTTATTTGTAAATTTACCAGTTGATAAATTCCACTCGTAAATACCCCAGGTAGAATCTGTTGTATCTAACCAAAAAGTTCCATTTGTTGGATTACCTGATGGTCTTCCTGTTTGACCTACTAAACTTGCTAAATCAATGTCTGCTCTTAAAACATAGCAACGATTGGTCGTACCAAGTAAAGAATAGGCTGCTAATAATCCATATTCATTTAATTCATAACCTTGTATTGGTGTGCCAGCCGCTGTAGTATAGAAGAATGGTTTTCCATACAAATTTACTAAATCACGCTGACTTGTAACCAAGAATAATTTGTCTGCATTCGCGGCAGTTGTAGCTACTGCTACTGTTCCACTTGGATTAGCTTTGTCTTGTGCTGTAGCTATTAAAACAAATGGTACAGAATTTTGTGCAGCAGGTAAATATTGACTTTGGTCAATAATTGATACATCTACGCCTGGAGATACTAGTATTGGCATGTCATTTTCCTTTTTTAATCTTACAACAATGTTGTATCAAATTATTTATCGGAAACACCAAAAAAATCCAATTTAGCGCACCTTCGAAGGTTATAAATAATATATGCCAGCAATTCGACCTATTTGTAAAACTTGTAACAAAAATGTTTGCGCTATCAATTACAAAAAATTAGGCATTACACATTACAGAAGTATATGTGATGAATGTGGTAGGAAGAAAAAGAAATTAAAACCACACAAACATACTTGGGAAAAAAGTGGTTACAAAAAGAAAACCACATGTGACTTATGTGGTTTTAAAAGTTTGTTAAATTCACAAATTACTGTATTCTATGTAGACGGTGATTTGCAAAACAGCGAATTCAATAACTTAAGAAGTGTATGTTTAAATTGTATAGAAGTTGTTAAAAAGCAGCATGTTACTTGGAAACGGGGTGATTTAAAGGTTGATTATTGAATCTATTTGTTTATGTAACTCATCAATAGATCCGTTATTGTCTATGTAAAAATCGTAATCTAAACCAACACTACTATACTCACTTGCATGAACATTAAAATGTTTTAGTCTATCTTTAGCAATAGCCCATCCTATTTGACTAGGTCCTTTAACTAAATTGCTTGCGTCATCATACCATTCAGGTCTAGGACCTCTTTCTACTCTACAAGTAATACCTTTAGCATTTTTAATAGCATGAATTTCATTTTTGAAACGACAATCGGTAATAACAATGTTATCTTTTGCTGTTTGTAACTTATGTTCTACACTTGCTACCCAAATATCCTGATGAAAACCATTACGGCAAACCTCAGTGCCCCAGTTTTGTAATACCCATCTAGGGGTTAAATGAGGGATATTTAGCCTTTGTGACCACCATTCATCTACTGTGTCACGCCATACTCTACTGCTTTTTGTTGTTCCTTCAAGTAATTCACGGTCCCAGTTAAAAATTGATGCTACTGCATCTTTAAGTGATCCTGCAAAACTTATGCGTTTAAAACCATGCATAGTACACAAATAATCTGCAATAGTGTCTTTACCGCTTCCAATGAAACCCGTAACACCTAGAATCATAAGGTAACTCCTGTTTGTAGAGATATTATATTACAGAATTTTTAAAAATAAAACTGAAAAGGTCAATTATCCTTGAATCCATGTTAATGGCTGACTGTTATCTACATAGGCTTTAAGTTCGTTAATTAACTGTTCTTGTAAAGCCTTTGCCTCTGCTTTCATTTGTGCTCCATTTAATGTAGTGCCACCTTGCGGACCAGCAATACTTCCGAACTTTTCACGGGCCTCACCTATTACACCTTTTAATGTTGCTAATATCCAATCAGTGATCCAAACACCTGATCCAGGATCTTGAAGTAAAACAATTTCATCACGCTGTATATCGCCCCAAATTAACACACGCTCACCTGTGCCTTTTGGATCACGAACAATTCTTAGCAACTTTGTAACAGGATCAAAAGTATAAATTACATATCCACCAAACATTCTAGCAGCCAACTCAACATATCCTGCATAGAAATCATATGTTGCCATACCACCTGCATAGTTGTAATTTAGCAAATAAGTATTAAGTATAGCACTACTAAATGGGTCAAAACTTGAACTAGCAGGTCCTGATTCAAGACCTACTGTTCTTCTAAAAATTGCTCTTACATTTACAAACTCTTGAGGTAAAGTATACTCATATATGTTTTTTATGACTGTCATTAATGTATATGTTTCTGCTGTAGAGTTTTGTGCTCTTTGGCGATATACTTTAATAGCATAATTATAAGCAGCCTCATAATGCTGAGGATCAAGTTCCAAATCAATGATACCATCACCTAATCTAAGTCTTACATTTTGAAATATTGCTTGTTTTATTTCATCTAAAGAAAGACTTGAAGGTGTAGCTAAAATTGAAGCTGTCTGATTAGTTGCTGTTGTCATATGTATTACCCGATATGATATATTTATCGGGTAATTTTACAAATCGTTTTCTTTACGGTTTTCACTATACCAAGCATCAAATTGTCCACCTGGATATCTTGCTTTTAATTTATCAATATTTTCAGCAATAACATCGTTTGGATCAATATGAAGTGCCCTACAAGCATTAATCCAATACCAAATAATATCACCTAATTCCCGCTTCATATGAAACACATTGGCGCTGTCTAACGGTTTACCTTGAAAGAAAATCTTTTTAACAATTTCTTGGAATTCTCCCGCTTCACTTCCTAACCCCAAACCTGCTGTCAATAACAACGGTACATTAATATCAGGCCCATGCATATACTCGTTATCTTGCCCGTATGGTTCATAATTACCATCAAGTCTGTCCAGTCTATTCATAAAGCTTGTTAAGTCTTTACTTTCTTTACTTGTGACAGCCTCAACAAATTCACTATACTTATTTAAGTCGATTTTTTTTGTCATTTACTAAGTCCTCAAACATTTTTAATGCACCCTTTTCATTAAGTGTGCTAATAAATATTTCATCAGTGCGTTGTAACATGGCGCAGGCTAACATAAGTAATTCACTTGTGTCATCTGTCATTTGAATTGAACGGTCTATAATATCCATTAACTCAGCCATTCTCCTTTTTACATTTTCTTTATCCATTAAAATGCCTTTAGTATGAGCATATTGTCATTAAACCTACCATTGGGAGTAACTGCAACTGCTTTAATATCTTTAAAGAATTTTCTAGCACTTGGTTTACTACCCATAACTTCTTTAATCTGTTCTCCAGGTTTACGAAGTGTTTTTACTTCACTTTCCTTAGTACAGAATCCAAGTATAGTATTACCTTTTACAGTAAAAGCTTTACTATATTCATCTGCAACATAGTGATGAAGTTTACGCCTTGCAGTATCATATACCCAAGCTTCACTTGCACCATGCAATTTGATAGGATGGACACTTACCAAATCAACCTTTAGAGCAGGATCTTTAAATTCTTTACAGAATTTAAGCTTGGCTACAATCTTTTCAACAGGAATAGCTTTACGCTTTCTTGGTGTTTTATTGGCTTTCTTTACACTTACATAAGCATTTAAATCAGACAATACTTGTTCAATAAATTTTATAATATTCTTAACTTGTGTTTTGTTAAGGTAATTATAGCCTTCGTTAAGTTGTTTGTCTTTACCTTCTGCAAGTTTTTCAAATTCGGTTAGTTTTTTCTTCCAAACTTCTGTCAAAATACTAATGTGCTGTGGTAATACATTTTGCCTACTAACTGCATCAATTGGGCGCAAAGTGTGTTTTGAAGCGGCACCTGATGTTATGTAATCGTCAAACAAACCCTCAAGTTCACCACCTGCTTCACGGGTTTTTTGTTTCATAATTTCTTGTACATTTGGTCGCAATGCTTCTTTGACCTTTGCTTTTTTGCCTGTTTGTGAAATTTTAACCTCAGGCTTATGTACAGTTTTTAGCAACCTTGAAATTTCATTATTAAGTGTGCCAGATTCATGCTCATTTAACTCAAGACCACGAAGGCACATCCGTGATAACCAACAAAGTGTGGGTATCAATTCTCCCTCTTCAACTCTACGCATGACTTTAGCATCTGCCTGTCTATCTTTCATATCCAAATATTGACAAAGCATTTCTTTTGCATCTTTGCGGGCATAGAATCTATTATACCAAGTAAATGCCTTAGACATAGCTACACCTCTATTTTCGGGTTGTAGCACGAATGCAGGCTCATCTCCATAATACTTAGTATCAGGGTCTCTAGGGTCAAGTGCCTTTACACCAACTACATCAACTGTGATTTTCTTAACTTTCTTTACCATTGTTGCTCCAAATTAAGCATTTAGCGTACATTATATATGATAATCCATTTATTGTCAAGCCTTACCCGATAAATACTATATGCCAAAATTATCACTATACCGCCCAAACAAACAAAATGACTACAAGTTTTTTGATAGAACCATATCGGAAATGCTTACTGTTGGTGGCACTGATTTGTACATACATAAGTATCTTGGTCCAAAAGCAGAAAATCCTAGCATAGATTATACACAGCCTCAATATGATGCTATGGACCCTACTAATATACAAGATTTATTATTTTTAGAAAATAGAGATAGGAAATACGATCCTAATATTTATAGACTTCGTGGGCATTATAATGTGCAAAACTTAGATTTTGATTTAAGCCAGTTTGGTCTATTCCTAAATAACGATATTATATTCATAACAGTACATTATAATGATATGATTGACATTTTAGGCCGTAAATTAATGGTTGGAGATGTTCTTGAATTACCACACTTACTTGATTATAATCCTCTGAATGAAAAAATACCCACAGCCTTAAGAAGATTTTATCAGGTGACAGACGGTAACTTTGCAAGTGAAGGATTCAGTCAAACTTGGTTTTATCATTTATGGCGTATTAAATGCGAGCCATTAATAAACAGTCAAGAATTTGCAGATATATTATCACAACCAATTAATACGGATAATTATCTAGGTGATTGGGATAAAGATAAAATTTATCCTCCAGGTTATGTTATAACTTATGGTGATAAAAACTATATTGCCAAGATAGAAGTTCCTAGAGGCATATACCCTCCAAATGATACTTAT